AGGCTGTCATTGGCGCAACCGCAGAAGAATTTGAACTTCTAACTAGAGCCGCAAGACGAGCTGGTGAAGAAACGATTTTCCGTGCCAACCAAGCCGCAAATGCTCTGTATTACTTGGCACAATCGGGCATGGATGCGTACCAGTCTATCCACGCATTGGATGGTGTTCTTGCGTTAGCGGCGGCTACACAAGCTGACCTTTCGTTTGCGTCGGAAATGGTTGCAATCTCCTTGCGTCAGTTCCGTCTTGAAGCGGATGAAGCTACTCGTGTAGCGAACGTTTACGCTCAAGCGGTAGCAAGTTCACAAGCTAATATGGAGAAACTGTCTTACTCGATGCGTTACGCTGGTCCAGTAGCCGCAAGTTTTGGACATTCGATTGAAGAAACTGTTGGTACACTAATGGCTTTGTATAATGCTGGTCTGCGAGGCTCTCAAGCAGGTATTACACTACGAAGGACACTACAGACACTATCGCATCCGACTGGGGAAGCCAAAAAGGTACTTGCTGAACTAGGATTGACTATAGAAGATGTGCACCCAGAGGTCAACTCGTTAGCAGAGGTTATTGCACTACTCACAGAGAGAGGAATTACGTCTACGCAAGCGATGCGGCTGTTTGGGCACCACGCTGGTTCTGGTATGATGGCACTTCTTTCCCAAGGCGCTGAAGCAATAGAAGAGTATACACGTAAAGTAACGAACACCGACAAAGCTCTTGAGATGGCACGTACACAAATTGATTCGCTTAGCGGTGATGTAAAGCTACTAGAATCCATATACGAAAGTCTTTCCATTACGATGGTAGACAACTTTGAACCTGTTTTGCGCGGGATTATACAGCGGTTGACAGCCATGCTTCGCTGGATCAATGATTTGGCTCCTGCAACACAACGTTTGATAGTAGTGTTAGGAAGTCTAGCTGTTGCCGCTGGTCCGGTACTGGTTTTGTTAGGGCAAATAGTCAAAATGTTCTCCTTGTTAGCTAGTCCCGGCGGATGGGTTTATTTAGGTATATCTGCTGTTATTGCCTTAGGTGTAGCTTTGTCAGGAACATCTCAAGATATGGCACGGTTCTACGAAACCACTTTAGAAACGTCTAGAGCTACTTATGCCCAAGCCAACGAGTTACGTAACTTGCTCAATGAGTACAAAGAGTTAGAAGGTAAACCGGATAAATCAGAACAAGAACATCGTAGACTTGAACGAGTTATGCAAGACATCATTCGTTTATATCCAGACATCATCAAAGGCTACGATGATATGGGTGAAGCCATCGAAAACAATATCACGAAATTAGAAACTTACATCCGAACACTTGAAACGCAGAGCGAGCTTCAGCTACGGATGGCGTACGTGGATTACTTGAGTACCCAGGTAAGTTTAGAAGCAGAACTAGTTGACCTTCAGAGACAACGAGCAGAACTCGCTTCGCAAGAAGAGATGAATCTTGATGAGTTAAACCGTTTGATTAACTTGGCTAACGATGCGAAACTAGCTTTTATGGACTACTTTGAAGCGATGGAGGAACTAGATAGGCTCCAACAGAAGAGAGTAGATCTTTTAGATGATGAGGAACTACGTCGTTTAGAACAGTTGCCACAAGAACTGGAAGTGTTGCGAAACACAATTAGTGACTTACTTGTGCAAATTCAGCCTGACCATGTGGCAAAATATGCTACGGAACACAGCCCATGGGGTGCTTGGTATCTGGGGCTAGAAGATTTCATAAATAAAGAACTTAAAGATGCTTCTAAGCGAATGGCAGAAATAGAGAAGATTGACAAGCGTATTTCAGAAATTTTAGAAACTTTAGAACGAGGCGCACGTATTGAAGAAGAGTTAAACCGAAGACGGAGTGGGGTTGCAGAAGAAACTTCAGAAACCATTGTTGCGGCGCAGGAGAATGAAAGAAAAAGCTACGAGTACACCATTTCCGACATCGAAGAGATGATTAAGAGTGAGGTGGAGTTATACGAAGCCAGAATTAGACTCGTTCGTCACGCAGGAGACGTGTATGCCCAAGTTTACGGAGATTTGGAATCCCTGCACCGTGAATACATCGACTTCTTGACGTACTCGGTTTACGACAAAGAGCTTGAAATCACCGAACAATTCCGCTCACAACTAGCTGTTAAACTTAGTGAGGTAAAGGATTCGCTAGAAGAACTGCGTAGTGGTGGAGTAAAGAGTACTACTGTTGGAACTGACCCTGACTCGATTGTTATATCTCGAATTCAGGTATTTAATGCTGAACTAGAACTTTTACGAAAAGGAATTAGTGCATACCTAGAAGAGTTTGGCTCTTTGGAAGAGCATTTGACACGTTACAAGGATTGGTTGGACGACCAGTTAAACGATCCCACTTTATCAGCTGTCACCCATGCACAAGTTGCTAATGTGAGGGAAGCGGTAGAAAGAGAACTAGACATTCTGACAAAAACCACTTCAGAAAAGTGGGAAGAACTAATGGCTATTTTAAGCCAGTATGGTTCTCTAGAAGGAATGCTACTCAACGCTATTTATGCTGGAGCAATTGAACTTGATTTAGATGATTTGGAAGAAATGGCTTCGCGTATAGAAAACTACTACACGTACCTCAAAGAATCTGAACAGATTTCGCTAGACCAGCAGCTCGAAGTGTTGAAAACTAAGTTGGAAAGTGTTGTAAGCGGGTCTTACGAGTGGTTGCAAATATGGCGACAAATCCATCAGGTGCAAAAGCAGATAGACGATCAAGATGCTTATGAAGGCACTAATGAAAAGCTTCAGGAACGACTTGAACTATTTGAAGCGTTGAAGCACGAAAACAATGAGTTGGTAAACACTTATGAACGTCAGGCACAGTGGTTAGAGGAAAATGTGCTTAATGCTGAAGGTATATTGCGTACAGCAAAGGAAAGACGAGACATCGAAAACGAAATCTTTGCTTTGCGAATGGCACATTTCCGTGAATTAGCAGAGATCCATGACTGGACTGCACAGGAACAACTGGATAACCTAGCCACCTATGTAACAGCTTACGCACATTCATTTGACCAGATACGTGCGATAGCCTCGCTACAACGACAACTTCTTCGAGAAATAGCCGCAGAAGAGGAACAAGCGGCAGCAGAACGAATTAATATACGTCAACAAATCGCTGATAAGACGTTAGAAGTTATTGCAGCACAACTTCGTAACGAAAAGAAGTTCAGGGCAGCTGAGGAAGTGGAATCGTTTGCACAACTTCAGCGAGATCTAAATCGTGCTGGTAAACAAGCAGAACTAGTTGAACTAGCTTATGCAGCACATAAGCAACGAATGCGTGCTATTGACCAGAAATACACAGAAGAAGAAATAAAAGAAGCCCAAGAGCTAACGTATAGACGCATGGAACTTCAGATCCAACGCCTTGAAAACGAAGGAAAGCTTTACGAAGCCGACATCCAACGTTCAGCACTCCAGTTAAAACGGGAGTTAGATCTGTACGAGGACAACTATGAAATGCGTGAGTTAGCTATAGATGCTCACTACATTCGATTGGCTGAAGCTACGAAAAGGCATGGAGAGCGAGAAAAACAACGTCTTCTGCAACAAGTTCGTGACGAAATCTCCGCATTGGGTGATTTACGAGAACTTGACCTGGAGGCTACAAAAGCTTGGGTAGAAGAGCGTGCTCGTCTGATGGCGGAACAAGGAGAGTACGGAATCCCTGCTATGGAAGTGCTGATGGATTTCAGCGAAGCTTTAATGCTAGAAGAAGCCAGACGTGCAGAAGAACGCCAACGTAGAGAAGAGCAATGGACAGAGTTTTTAATTCAGTCTCGCCAAGTACTAGCTCAACAGGTTCTTCGTGAACAGGTGGAAGCACTTGAGGCCGAGCTCGCTTTACTTGAAGATGGCACAGACGAAAAGATTGAGTTGGAACGAGAGTTGTTCCGTGTTAGACACGAACTAGCTCTACAGACACTAAACGACCAACAGGCTTTACTGGAAGCACTAGTCTTGGAAGAACAGATTACGCTATCAGAACGCCTAGACATTCTTCGTAGAATACGTGAGGGTTACGAAGAGCTTTACGGAGAAAACTACAAAATGTCTAGTGAATGGCAGGCGATTCGGAAGCAAGAACTCGAGCTCGAAAAAGAAATTTCCCGGGAAATAGCCCAAGCCAACATTAGAGAGATAGAAGTGAACGAAGACAGCTTGGAAAGCTTGCAGGCTAAGAATGAAAAGCTTAGACAGTTAATT